TAATTTGTAGTTGCGTTTGTAGCAGCATCTGTTGTGAATGCGGGATATTTTAATAATGGCGTACATCCGTTTCTTGTTCCGCTAGAATAAGTAAACTCACCTTCATCTATTACAGCGTCTTCATCCAAATTAATACTAAAGTTTTGAGCTCTAATTTGCATATAAAGCCCCGCTAACTGATTAGAATCAGTAGGAGCCTCACCCTCAAGTTCTAAAAAATTTGATGATTCAGCGCTAACATCTAACACTTGACATGTGACCTCTCTATTCAGCGGCCCACTTGCGTCAGTTTTAACAATTAATAAATCACCTTTCTGTACTTTGTTTTGATTATCGCCTTCTAACTTAAAGTATATAACTCTTGTTGTTTGACTTTGATAATAAAAACTAGAATATATTGTCTCATACCCTCCTTCACTTGGTTTTAAAACAAACTTATATTTTGTAGCCCATGTAGGGGGATAATTCTCTATATTAACTTTTATTTTATTTTGATCAACAGAAGCTGAAGCTGGAACAAAAGTTGTATTGAACTCTGAGACTAATACTGTAGAAGCTCTACCATAATCGTCCATATATACAATTCCTGTTTCATAATCTCTATTACTATGCAGAGAAGATGTGTCTTGACTAGAAGTAAAAGTTCCTTGACCTCTTGTAAAATAAAAATATTCATACACATCAGTCGTTCCTGAATTATACTTCATAGCTAACACTTGCAAGGAAAACACATTTGATCCTACTGTAGATCCTATTCTAAAACCTTGTTGTGTTTGAGAATCAATACTACTGTTTGATTTAGTAAACACACAATTAGTAGGAACTATTGTAACAGTGTTAAATAAGTCTGTTAACGAATTACCTTGAGTCGATGTTGCTAAAGGTTGAAAATTAGTATTCAAAACTGTACCAATACGTTCAGCAAATTCTATTGAATTTACCATTTCATACACTGAAGTATAATTTCTATTTACTGGAAATATTACAGATAATTCAAATGGAGTGTTTTCAAACGCTGAGTCATAACACGCATCACCGGTATCTCCATTTAATTGAGAATGTTGTATAAATACTGTAAAAGCTAATGAAGATCCTTTGACTAATCTATTAGCAAAATCACTTAAATCAAAACTAATTTTAGAATTTTGTACAGTTGTGTTTGTGTTAGGATTTATAGTATATACAGCTCCTGTTGACATTGTTGCCTCTGGCAAATCGTCAAATAATATATCGTTAGTAAATAACGATGTTGTAAAGTTAATAGGTATATCCTGTCCAGCTGCATTTATTATATCATACCCATCAGTATAGTTACCATAAATTAACCTATTACCCTGTATTGTTTGAGCTTGTGCAACTTTAGGAACATTATCATATAATCTTAATAACTCATCGCTTCCTAGTACAGTATATATTTTACTGTTTGTAAAAGTATATGTTTGTTTTGAATTATTAGCCCATCCATAGTCAGATTTTTTAAACCTTTCTATAACATAAATAGAATTACTATTACTTGGTTTAAATAATAAATCAACCTCGATAACTTTATCTGATCCAGTTTCAAACTGTACCTCAATAGAGTTATATATATTTTTCATTGAAGCATTATTGAAATTATTCACATCAAAATCAAAAGGCCCTGGTTGAAAAGCTGCGGTAGAAAACAACGACGTTGCACTATACTCATTATTTACATACCTATATCTATAAGCAAAAGTTATAAATCTAGTTTCTAAATAATTCTCTTCTCCAGGAATATTTAAAAACTCTATACTTGGTGCAGGTAATGTGTCTAAAGTATCAAACCCTGGCGGTTTTAAAATAACACTAATATCAGTTTCTTTAATACCATCGTTTATCCCTGCTGGATCCGGATAGTTTTGAGTTACATTTATTTTTCTAGGAGGATTTTTGTCGTCTGTCCAAAAAAGTAAATCTTCTATCTTGTTTACTCCAGTAATTAAAAACTTAGGATCAAAGTTTAATACTTGTTTGCTAATAACATGATATGTTATAGCTTGTGATTGTACATTGAAAGAAACAATTAAATCTAACTTGCCACCTACAACAGGATTGTTTGCATCATGAATAAACCAATAGATAGTTTCTTTTGATCCATCTTGGTAGGCTCCTATACATACAGCTGAATTAGATAAATTTTGACCACCATAAGCTAGAGTGGTTAACTGTGTGTTACCTTTTGAATTTTCTACAGCACCTATTTCAGTGGTTTCTGTAGATCCTAATCTTACGTTAATTGCATTAACATATTGGCCTGGAGGAACAAGACGTTCATCAACGCTCTTGTTCATTTTACCCGCAACAAAATTTGTATTTACTATCGGCATCTTACTTTAACCATTTATCCTGGCCTCTCAAACTCATTAAAAGGCGACCAGGGTGAATATTACTTAATCTAATTTTTGCATTTCTTAACAACGACGACTTATCTTTCCTTGCTCTATTTACAATATATTCTTGTACCCCTAATCTACCATTTAAAAGAGAATATTTTACATAAGCATATAAATATTCTTCAAACAATTTATTAACGCTGATGCTTCCGTCTTCACCATTCTCCATACCATCTGAAACATACTCTACAACTACTGAAGCTCCGTTACCTATAGAGCTAAAATTAATAACTCCTCTTTGTTTGTCTATACTAAACGTTGGATTTGCGTTAGCAGTTTCAGTGTTTAAACCAAATCTTGCTCCTATTCCAAAGTCAAAATACCAACATCCATCTACATTCCATCCTGATTGATTGTTGTATGCGCTACTTTCATTTAAATAAATAGTTTTAGCACCACTTGTAAAAGACATGTCTAGTTGTGAAAACTGTGGTTTTAATACATTGCCGTCTTGATCATATATAATCTTGGCATTATTATCTTGTAAGTATGTTGATGCCCATCCTGCTTGTATATTTTCTGTCAAAGGATATAATACGCCATTTAAATATTGTGATATTCTTACCCAATTCACATAGTCAGAGGGTAATATAAATCTTAAATTATCATCCAAATCCATCTGCAATACTTTCACTTCTTTCATCGCATCATAATTCAATTCCTGAATTCCTCTTTTAGCATGAAATAAAACTTGGTATCTATTAAGATTATTAATTAACTCATGATTACCTTGATACATTAACATGAAATTATTTACAATATCATTTAATGAAACGTACTGGTATGATCCCCAATTTTTATCCTGAGGTATTGCTCCTGAGTTTGCGTAATATGCGTAGTCATTTATATAAGCCATATCTTACGTTTGTATTTGGTTGTTATTAACTTCTTCTTGTTTACCAAACTGATAAACATCTCCTTCTCTAATCTCTATACCTATATATTGACATATTTTAGCTACAATCCCAGGTTCGTCTGATGAAGGCAATTCAAAGTCTTGATAATCCGCTTGATTAATGTCAAATAATGGCTCACCAGAACTAAGTGTTTGGTATGTCCATTTAGGCGATAAAGGGTATCTAATATATTCAGCTGTTACACTTCCGTTATTTGTTATTGTTGTAGGGTAAACTGTAATCGTGTTACCTAGCTGACCAGTGTTTGCATCACCAATAACAGACGTAGTTGCTCCTCCTAACACATAAGCCGGGAAACCTGTAGATGGTGCAGTAAGCGGTGAATTGTTTAAATAAAATATCTTATTCTGATTAACTCTTTCAACTTCAACAATACCTGTTGTATTAAATATACCATAACCATTTCCTATAGTTGCTGCCACTCCAAAAGGCGAGTATGATAATGTAAGTTGAGTTTCACTATCTACACTTATAACAAACGCACTAAATCCTGAGTAACTTGATGAAGCCGTAGTATTTACTACTTGTTGCCCTACCTTCACTCCGCTAGACACAAACGTAGCAGTCGTATCTGTTAATGTATTTAAACCTGCCGCAGTGCTTGTTCCTGATGTTATTTGTGTTGGGAAGTAGTTTACTTTATTAATTAAATAATAATCACTAGGTAAATTAAATAAATTAGCTCCTTGTTGAGCTAAACTTCTAGTAACTGAAAAACTATCAATTACTTCAACCAATCCTTTTACAATATCAGCATATCCTGTTCCTGAAAGTCTTTGGTTTTCTTTATTAGTCCACGCATTGTATTGATAAAAATAATCTTCAAACAAGTCCATTTGCGCTTGTTGCGCATATAAATTAAAGTCTTGAGGAGAGATATATCCGTAATTATTTTTATTAGCAATAGCTAAAACAGTATTTCTAACCGAGTTAATCATGTTAAATTCTTTTTACAAATATAGTCAAAAAAAAAGAGGTCACTTTTTTTGTAACCTCTGATTTTTAATAAGTAAAAAAACTTATGATTGTAATGAAGCAGCTTTTACGCCTGTCACAATCGCAGTGATCTTAGACGGTGGAGTACCAGATGCAGCACTTTTAGGATAACCTCCTGGTGTGTAAACTGGTTGTTGCCATGAAAGCTTAAGCGATGTTTCTACCGCATCATTTAAGAAATCTTTCCATAAATGAGAATTAGCCACAATTGCATCATGAGTAATTTGTAAAGACTGCACTACGTTAGTTTCAGCTGGTACTGTAGCTGAACCATCATTAGCAATAGCATATCCTGCTTGTGCAGAAGAAATACTATTGTAAAAAATGTTAACTTTTGTTGTGCTTTCTTGTTTAATCTCCACGATTCCGTTCACGGGGATTAGTTTATATCCAGCATCTTGTCCAACGCCTGATATAAGTAGTTTAATAAATTTTTCCATAGGTAATAATGTTAATGGGTTAATAAAGCACAAAGATACGCTTTCTATTTATCTTTTTTTAAGCGTTTCTTCAAGAACTTGTAAGCTTCTAAACCATTGTCACTTTGCATATATGACGTAACGACTCCTATAGGTTCCTCATTAAAAGGTATCGTTAACATTTTCTTTTTATTACTTGGTAAGTTAAAGTAAACATCTCTTTGATTATTTCTAAATGATAACCAGTTGTTGTCAAAAAACAAATGCACTTCGTTTTGCATTTCCAATAAAGGATCATTGACAACCTCTATTAAGTCTTCAGGATTGTTTTTAGCATACACTAAAATATCTCTTTTTAATTCAGGAATAGTTAAAGTATCAACAGACGCTCCCATTAAAATTCTAGATACAGAAAGTAATTTATCTGTACTTAAATTTTTAGCTAAGATTTGAGCATCTAATTCTAACTCTACCGAAACAAGCTCTTGTGATGCATCTTTAGCTCTATCAATTTCTTCAAATATCATTCCGTTTCCAGGATGATAATGTAAAAATTGTTGTAATACTTGGTTTTCTCTTTGCACAACCAACATACCATCTTCAAACACAATAGGTTCTAGAATAGCATTACCATCTTGTTCGTCTTCAAAAGGGCTTTTTTGGTTTCTTGCATATCTTAAAGGCCTGTTTACACCTTGATCTTCGTCAAAGTATAATAAAGGTGATCTTACAGAATGTCTTGAGGATAGCATATAAGATAAAGGTCTTTCACTTCTTTTTAATTTATACGCTTTATTTTTAAGGGTAGTATTTTTTTTCATTATAATATAATTTAATTTGATTTAATAATAATAAATATTACCCCCGTCTTTAAAACGAGGGTAAAATTTATGTAACAATTTAGTCTTGGAATAAGAAGAAGTTGTTTGCACCTAAAGTACATACAGCTCTTTCAGATAGGAAGTTTACTTCCATTGCATCCAAGTCAGAAGTTCTTGCTCCACCGGCTGAACCAGTAATCCAAGTTTTGTATCTTCTGTCTTCAGTTTCTGAAGCTCTATATCTAACATGTAAGAAAGGTCTCTTAGCATTCTTACCTAAGATTTGATCGTATACAGTAGTTGAACCAGCTGGTACTAATAGACCATTGATTGCTCCACCAACAACGTCACCTCTCATTGTAGGATCGTTAAGGTATTTCCAGTCAGACTTATAGAAGTCATAACCTCTTCTAAATCCTGTAAATCCAAGATTTAAAGCCATGTCTTTGTCATTGTCAAAAAGACCATAAGATGTACCTCCCGCTCCGTAAGAGTTTTGAGAAGCAAGCATATCGTCAATATCAAAAGAAAATTCTCTGTTTACGAAAATTACGTTTTCTTCAATTGAACCTTGCTTATCTAGTCTTTGGATAATGCTATCAAACTGAGAAAGTGTTTGTGGATTTCCTCCGCCCCAAACGTTTCCTCTGTTTCCTACTACATAGAATACACCGTCAGAACCGTTAAGGTTTGCTAAAGATGCTCCAGCACCAGAATTTTGTAAGAAGTCTCCAGCACCAGATCCAGCGTCAGCAGGAACTGCTTCTAACATTGCTGTTTCTAAATAGTCCTCGAATCTTAATCTAGTGTCATGCTCAGACTTTAAATACCATAAGTATCCGTTTACTCCGTCTTCACCTGAAACCTCAATCCATCCGATTTGAGCCATATCAGAACCAGAAACAGAATATTTGTCTTTGATAATAATTGGCTTGTTGTCGAAAATTAAGTCATCAGATTCGTTAGAACCAACCATTCCGTTTGTTCCTTTATTAAATTCTGATCCATATATAAATATATCACACTCTGCTGTGTTGCCCATTGCTTGACCGCCAGCTTCATAGTAAGCTATCACGACTGTTTGAGCTCCACCTGCTGCCGATGCTGTTTTTACAATACCTTTGTTAGATAAGTTAGAACCAGGAGTTTTGTCGCTGATCATAACTGTTTGTCCAACTCTTAAAGCTGATGTGTTTTGTGATCCTAGCGCTGGATTAAAATTAGCGTTAGGAATAGTCCAAGTACCTTCTACAGCAGCTGCTGCTTGACCTGAAGTACATCCTGTGTACTTAATGTGTAGTCTTCCTTGTTCTGCCCATTTAATAAGGTCAGAGTTAGAAGGCATTTCTGCACCAACCATTCTAAGGAAAGATGCAATTGTTCTGTTACCATATCTTTCGAATTCTTTTTCATAAGTATCAGGTAGATACTGATTTAAGAAATCAAAATTATTGATGTAGTTTGTACTTACAGGCACTTGTTGTGCACTTGGTTGTAAGTCAAAACCTGGGGTTAAATTTACTGCCATTGTTTTTTAATTTTTTTAGTTTAACTTTTTTTAATACTTCTAATTCTGAGTCCTCTTCCACTATCTGTATTTCCAACTGGCCTTATTTTCATACCGTCTTTTGAAACGGCTTGTGGAGCCTGTCTCATATCCATATTAATGTTTTTAGATTTTCTAGTAACATTGTCTACGGCATTTGAAACACCTTGTTCGTAAAAATACTGAGCAAACTTATCAGGGTTCATGGCAACAGATAAAGCTTTGTGATAACCTTTAGCGTCTGACATTAAACCTTT